ATATCTCCGGTCTCCGCGGGCTGCGCCTGCCACTCGAAGTCCCCGGTCGTGGTCTCGTAGGTCAGGTACTCCTCATCCGCCGCGGCGTCCACGGCTTTCAGCATCACTTCGAGGATCCCGTTGGCCTTGATGTTCAGGGAGTCGTCGGCCGTTTCGAGACCACCATCGAAATCGATCCCGACGTCTACCGTCACGGCGCCCGAGGTTCCGCCAGTTATCAGACCGTCTCCAGCGACCACGCTCGACACGTCCCCTACTTCGGCCTGCCACTCGAAATCGCCAGTGGTCACCTCGTAGGTTAGAAACTCCTCGTCGCCCGCGGCATCCACCGCCTTGAGCATCACCTCAAGGACCCCGTTGGCCTTGATCCCGAGCGAGTCGGCCGTAGCTGCCAGGCCACCCGCCGCGCTTGCCCGCACGTTCAGTGTAACAGCGCCGGAGTTGCCACCCCCGTCCATGCCGTCACCGGCCGTGACGCCCGAGATGTCGCCCGTCTCAGCCGTCAGGAAGTCGGCGTCGGTCGTGGCGGCGTTGATCTCCGAGGCGCTATCCCACTCGCTGTCCCGCGTGATGGCCGCTGCAATGACGATGTTCGCCTCATCCTCGGGGGCCTCCGTGATGTCGAAATCGGCGGCCAGGAAATCGAGCGTGTCCACCGTGGCGTCCAGGATCACGTCGCCTTCCTCAACCGTGTGCATCGTTCCCGCGCCTGGTGGGACCGCGGACTGATGATCCTGAACGAACTTCTCCCACCCGGCGACGTGGATATTGGTCGTGTCGATATCACCCGTGGCGTTCAGCCAGGTGTCCGCGCCGAAGCGCCCGTCCGACGTCTCCAGACTCTCGGCGTAGGCCGATCCGCCCGCGCCCGTGGCATCGACTGCCCACGCGACGGTCCCGGCGCCGTTGGTTTTCAGGACGTTGTTCGCCGCGCCGTCGGCGATGGGCAGGACGTAGGCGCCCTGGTCGATGTAGATCGCCGTGGAGTCGTTGGGGACTATAGAATCCACAGCTAGCTTCGTGAACGCGGCATCATAGTCTTCTCGGGTCAGCCACACGGGCAGCGAGTCGGCCAGGAACGCCGTGAACCACGCATCGAACTCGGACTCGTAGAGGATGTCGGCCGGCAGAGCCTGAGCGGGCACCACCGAGGTTGTGTCGAGCGTCATGATAAACGTGCTATCCGTGTCCATGTGGCGCGGGCAAACGGTGTCAATCGTCAACGCGGACTCAGGCACCGAACTCGCCTGGAATGCCGCCGGATAGATCGATGCCTTGGGCACGAGCTTGCCGCCGATCGCCAGTGAGTCGATGAGTACGTAGGCATGGAGGCTAGACGCATAGGCTACCGTGTAGATGTCGCCCGTGTCGGGGACTGCGGCAACCCATGTAGTCTCGCTCGCCATGTAGGTCGCGTAATAGGTCGAGCCGATGCTATCGGCCTGCGAGAGGTAGAGAAACACCTGGCCGCTATCAACATCCGTCAGGCGGTTGCCCGTGGAATCGTACAACCACAGTTTCAGCGCGCCCTCGCGCCCAACGACGGATACCGCGACCTCGGGATCTGCGTCGCGAACGCCCACGAAGAGAGCCGCAACAAGAAGCGCCCCGAACACCCATGCCGACACACGCCGGCGCTGCATCATACTCATGTGCCCACCTTCTTCTTGGCCCGTGCATAAACGTACTTCGGCCCGCCGCGCCCACCCGCGCCCTCGCGCCCCCCCGGGATCGGCGTAATCTGCCCGAACAGCGCCGGGAAAAGGTGCGGGGTCATGCAGTGCGCCGGAAACGCCTCGTCGTACAACCGCTCGTAGGTGAGCGTGGCGTCGATCGTCTCCACGTCGTAGCTGATCTCCCGCATCGTGAATGTGAACGGGCCGGCCTCGACCACATTCGGAGTGCCCGACAACACGAGGTTGATCTCGGCGTAGATCGGGACAACCTGTCCGCGGATGATCGCTATCAGCGTCCGGTCCACGTTGTCGATCTTCAGATGCACCTCGGGCGGCCGACCCTCGATACTCTCCGGCAACGCCAGCTCGAAGGGCCACGCTACGTAGGTGATTGTTGATGGTACCGTAACCACTACATTCGACCAGTTGTTGACGAACCACAACGGCAGCCCCGTTACGCCAGTCTTGTAGAGCTTCAGCAGGATGAACCACGCCTGAGTTGTGGTCTGCGAGAAGGCCGAGGAAACCGAGGCTTGATGAAGCACCCTACTCATGGGAGGATCTCAAAGGCGCAGGTGATCTCCCACGCCGTACCCCCAAGGGGCGTGTACTGTGGCACTCCGACAAAACGCAGCGTGGCCGCGCTACCCGTGCGTGGGTTGACCCATGTGATTTCTGACGTGCCCCCGAACGTGTCGGTGACGTAGAACGTGTCGAAACTAGCCACGTTGGTAGCCGTGGTCACGAACCGTACCGGGATCCCGCGCGGCCCGCTCGTGAACCGGCGGCGCACCTTGGCCGGGCCCGCATCCATCGGCGTGCGCAGCGCGGTATCGGGCAGAGTCTCGGATGAGCCCACCGATGTAGGGAGCTGCGGGAATGGGGCAATGGGCCAGGCAACCGGCATCGCGCGCTACCTCCTCACCGGCATACGCCGCGAGCCGTAGGCGGTCGCCATGGCAGGATCGAGCCTGCCCGCGGCGAGCGCGCGCCCAAGGGCATCCTCCACGAGTACCTGGAGAGTGTTGCCCTTGCGCGTGACTTTCACCTGATCGCCCATCGCGCGATTGTCGATGATCGTCACGGACATTCCCTGGTTGCCGTAGGAGGGAGTCACATAGGAAAGGTCGTCCGGGGCCCCGCCACCGCCGCTCCCCCCACCTCCGCCGCCGCCAGTAACCAATGTCTCGGTCAACCTGCCACCGAAGTTGCTCATTATGGCCTTCACGATGGGATCGATCAGTTGCAGCTTCATGATCATATACATGATGTCCGCCGCAATCTGCTTGAAGAAATCTCCGAAGTTAAGCGCGAGCAGCCTGCCGTCTACGATCGCCCGCGAGACTGTATCGGCCCATGCATCGCCCCAGCCCTGGACCACGTCCGTCATTTTCTCGAATTGAGCCACGTAGTCACTTGCCCAATCCGTATCCATCTCCGGGACGAGTTGGTTGTCTCCGCGCGGCATATCTGTGCTTCCAGTCTTCGATGGTCTGAACATCTTGCCTACATAGCCGAGTCCTCCAGAATACTCCTGCCTGCCGAACCGTGACTTGACTTCATCAACCCATGTCCAGTACGCAACGAGCTCATCTACGCTAAGCTTGAACGCCTCGGCTTCGGCCTTTGCCTCCGCGATGTACGGCGCCAGGAATCCCGCAACGTCTTCATCGCTGCTACCTCCACGCGCCCTTGGGAACAACTGCAAATTCTTATTAGAGGCAACCAGTTTGTCTAGGTAGTCTTTGACCTTCCCGATCTTGTCGGGCATAGCGTCAACCTGTTTGCCCCAGTCGTTCCAGAAGACACCTATGAGCGCAACTGCAGCCCCAAGGGCGAGCATGGCACCGGCGGCAATCGGAGAGACAGCAGCCGAAAACGGAACCACGAATTTTGCCGACAAGATCCCGCGAATGACCTTTAGCAACAACGCCCCGACTTTGAGGGCCGGGCCCATTGCGGCCGCAAGCAGAGCCATGCCGACGATCATTCTCTGTGTGCCCTGGCCCTGCTCTGAGAACTTCATCGACAGCTTCGCCACGTTCTCAATCACCGGAATCAGTGCGCGGGCTACGTCGTCTAGCGCAGGAGCGATCGCATTCGCGAAACTGTCACCCAGTGCGTCACCCGCAGTCTTCAGCGACCCCATCGACCCTTTCAGTTTGCCAATGTCCTGCGCGTGCTTATTGATCGACTTACCGATGGAGCGCGCGGCACCTGCCCAGTTTACTTGATACGCAAGGGCCGCGAGACCGGCCATCGCGAGCGGTCTCGTGATACTCCGCGTGAGTGAGGTGCCCATCCGGCTCCACTCGCGCTCGGTCTTCTTGAGTGTGCGGCCAGCCTTATCCCAGTCCTTTTGGAAGCTGGCGCTGTCGCACATCAGCTTGATGACTACGCCGCCGACTGTGATTGCCATCTACTTCACGCCCCTACTGTGCTCGTCGATTCGCCGCTCATCCGCCGACAGCGACAGATGCGCCATCCATCCGATCAGCTCCCGGCGCGACACCTGCTCATCGATCTCCGCGACGAACTTCCCGAGTCGCTCTGCTAGGAAGTAGCGGAAGCGGCTATCGACTCGGGTGAGGAGTCTTTTTTTTCCTCAGACACCTCGAGGCTCGACGGCGTTGACAACGCGATGACTTTCAGCGCGATCCGCTGGCGCACATTGAACGATTTGAGATCCAGCAGCCAGGCGATGTCCTCAGGGTCGAACACGCGCTGCGTCGGGACGTCTGGATCCCACGCCCCGCGCTGGATCAGCTCACTCGCGCACGTCAACGCGAACTCCAGTTGATCCGTCCCGGTATGCCCTACGGCGTTCATGGTGCGCATGAACCAGGGGAAGTCCGGGCCACTGAGCGCCCGCAACAGCAGCTTGACGCCGCCCCACTCTTCGACGGTGACAACCTCAGATGGCAGGTCTTCCGCCGCCGTGATCGTTTCTTTAATCGTCATGGAACCTCCCTATGCTGCCCAAACGTCTGTGACCGCGCGCGTGATACCACCCGTGAACGTGAGGGACACGGGCGCCATGCACACATCGCCGTAACTGCCGCCAATCGGAGTGTAATCATTGATGTGCGCCGTGCCGTGGTAGATCGGGTTGGTAGCCGCTCCGGTTGTTCCCGCCGCCGCGAACTTGACGACCACGCCTGCAGTTAGATATGGAGCAACCGTCATAGCCGTCCAAAGCGTAGCGTCCACGTTGACCGCCGCGTAGTCCTGAAAGAACTCGATTGTGGCGTCCGCATGCAGCGTGCTCGCCAGCACCTCGGCCCATGTGGCAGTCATCGACGTTGCATCAGGAATGTCTTTGTTGACCCGCAGCGTCAGTGACTTCACATGGTCGCTCAAGTCTACCGAGTTGATCTTGACGGCCGCGTTCGTCAGTACCAGCTTCGCCATCGTCCTATCCTCCTACTGAATGCCGATCACGACCGCAAAGGTCAGCGTCCCGGATCCCCCCCACGCACTCACCGTGTAGTTCCAATATGTATCCGCCGTGGTCGTGGTCGATGTCTTCCACTCCGACGTCGCCCCAGTTGCCGCCGTGAACGTGGCAGCCGCTATCGGGCTCGGGTATCCGGTAGTATCGTGCTCAACCTTGACTACCGCAGTTGTGGCCGTCATGGAAAACACATGCAGGGCGGCATAGACCGTCTGGCCCGCTACGACGGGCAGATAGAGCACCTGTGCCCCCGTCGCGTTGTTTGTAGCCGTGCCATTGAACAGCACGAACCCGCGTACGACTGGGCCGTCAGCCGTGGCGCCGACGGAGAACGGCGCCGGGTCGCCGTAGTTGCCCAAACACGAGTACTCCCCGTTGAGCGCCTGCATCGTGTACGCGATGTCCCCGGTCTCCCCACCATCGGGACTGACTGAGATCACCTTCGACGTTGCACCGATCGTCGCGTTGTAATACTCGTAGTCGGGCGATACCGGCGAGGTCATATCCCAGAACCCGCCACCCGAGATAGACCCGTTCAGCGAGCCTGGCAGGTTCGTAGCCCAGGTCGATCCCATCGACGTAGAATCCTGGATAGACTTCCCGGTCTGCAGGTTGATCACGTTGTGGTATGCGCTCAGGTCGTACTGTGCAAACCAGATTCGCGCATCACGCAGGGTTAGCTTCGCCACTCGGCACCTCCTCGACAATCGCCTTGCAGGTCCGGCAGTGATAGGCCGGGTGACCCATTCCGCCTACGTCGGCCCGTGCTTCCATCGGGTGCTTGCACTCGCCCGGATCCTCGGCCGCGCCAGCCAGGAGCATCCGCTGGACCGCGGCGGCGCAGACTTGCGCGTGCGACAGCGCCTCCTGTAGTTCGGCAACTGCCATCAGTAGCGGGTCACTCATCTATGCCTCCAGGTAGTCCATCTCTAGATCCAGCACCACGCGATGCTGCCTAAGCTCGGGCTCGTAGGCGTCCTGTCCATCGTCCGTCCGCGTCTCCTGCACGACCACGCTCGCCCAGGTCCCTGATTGGCGGTTGAACGCTGCAATCAACTGGTCTGCCAGCGCCCGAGCGCCGCCGTGCGTCGTAGCGTAGGCGTGCAGCCAGAACCGCGCCCGCACGATCCCCGTGTCCGCGACCATCGCGCGCACCCGCTGCCCGGGCAGCCGCTGGTACTGGACCGCCGGCAGCGTGCAATCCTGCGGTAGCGTGTTCGGGTAGAACCGCATCGGCGCCGTACCGATCAGGGCTGTCAGCCCGCCCACCGCCGCGGCGCGCGTCACCAGCGCGGCCTCGGCGCTCATGCTGACCTCGTGGCCGGTGGCCGCCGGGCGTAGCGCCGGGTAACAACCTCCAGATACCTAGCTGCCTCTTTCACGGCCTCATCGCGCGTAGCCTCGAACGCCGTGGTCACAAATGGATTCGGCTGTGCGGTGAGTGCGCCGCCGCGGATGAACTGTCCGTGCATCTTCTTGGCCCAGTATCCGCCCCAGTATTGGAGCAGGCCGCCGTAGCCCCGGCGCGGAACCCGTGTCGCATGCCCCAGGTGGATAAGGTGCGCGTGCGGGGCGCGTGGACCCACGCGCACGAAGTAGCCGCCGCCCACGCCTTTGTGCGTCGAGATCCTGATAGAGTTCGCGAGGTTGCCCGTCTGCCCAACGGGACAGCGCGTGATCATCTCCTGTTCGATCGGCTTGGCGGCCCGGCGCAGCATTCCACGCTGAGCCTTGATGGCTACGTCACGGCCGAGGGCCTTCAGGTTGTCCAGCACCTCGGCCGCGCCCTTGACCTGGAATTCAATCGTAACGGGCATCAGAGCAACTCCGTACATAGCAAGTTGAGTTCGCGGTTGGACTCATTCGGATTCATCACCGACGCGACCTCGAATGACCTCGTGCCGAACACCACCAGCATCTTGGATGTGACTCCCGCGAGGTAGCGGATCTCTACCGCGTGCGTCACCTCGGGATGGATCTCGTGCATCCGGTACAGCTCCGCGCCGCTCAGTGGATTGACGCTACCCCAGACCGTCGCGAACGTGGTCACGGTTTCGGCGGGCTCGCCCATGGCACTCATCGCGCCTTCCGTCACCGACTTGATCGTCAACCGCCGTCTGAGAGATCCCGCGCGCATCAGAATGACCACATCCGGTACGGGTAAATCAGCGACTCGTAGGCGACGGGCGCGGGGATGTCGGTCGCAATCGTGCCGATTACGATCATCTCCCGGTGCTCGTACCAGGTACCCACGAGCATTTTGAGCGCATGTTTCAGCATGGCGGGAACGTCGTAGGATGCTCCGTACCCACAG